GCCCACTGCATTTTTATGTCGACGTATGCAGGACGTCCATAACGTTCTAAATGCTTCACATCAAAATGAGGTAGGTTACCCCGTTTGAGGAAGTATTTCATCAATGCGCCATAACCGTTCAGAATTGAACGACGAGGCACAGCTCTTACGACAAAACCCTTGACAAGGGGTTTATGTAAGTGCGGGCAGTCACGCTCTTTGAGATAACCCAAAAATGAATGACGACCCAAGACAGGAGAAGTAGCGAGGACGGTGGGGAAGGGGGCTAATCCTCCGAGAACACCGTCCAAGTATCTCACAGACTTCCAAAGGCCACCAGCATAAAGCTGATTGCGTAGAGAAACTGTAGAGATAAACTCCTGAACGTTACCACGTTGTGAAGGCATAGTGCGGCGAACATAAGTGACAGAAACGTCACGTCCATCGTACCAATCCTTTCCACAAGACTCTCTGAACTTTCCAGTCCAGAAAGACTTGTTTTGATTAACTTTAAGGCCAAAAGCCATTAGAGAATCCACAACGTGAGGCACTGAACTTACAGGAACGATAATATCGTCCCCGTAAATGCGCACGCGACGAAGGTAATCAGTTAACTGACGCTTCGTCAAGGGCCTATTAAGCTCTTTTTCTCTTGCTAGAGCTACGATCGTTGTAAAGATCATAGCTTCTATAGGAAAACAAAGAGCTGAACCCATAGACGCGAACTTGGATAAGGAATTAATTCCAAATCCAGGCACGTCTGCGCGTGTAGACCTACAATCTTGAACTGCTCTGCTAAGAGAAGGAAAAGATCGTAACATGGTCTTGACGAGCAGATTGGAGACACGGTCACTCGCTTCAGAGAGGTCAATGGTGGCAAGAGTACCATCCAAAGAACCCTTTTGAGCAAGTTTCTGATTAGGAATCTGATCAGAAAAACCGATGCAGCCTTCGAGGGTGTCACTCCTTTCAAGCTGATCAACGATTATCTCTAAAAGGCTTTGTTGTGCATACATCATGCACGTAGGCTCAATAGCGATAATACGGGGAGTCTTCAACGTTTTAGGAACCGTAATTACTCTAACGGGTAATTCGGATCCGGGTTCGGCGTAGTCAACAGAGAGGAGTTCTTCGTGGAACCCATAGTTAGGGACCAAGAAGAGTTCGGAGGGAAAAGATCCTTCCAATCTCTGAGTCCAGGTGCGGAGCTGAAATTTGTCGTTTCCGACAATCTTTTCAGCAGTTGCTCCTGGGCCATGTCTGGGCGTAAGATCTCCATCATAAACCTTGCGGTCAATGATGCTGAGATCAGTACCCCAAAGAAGATCAGCCACATTCCCGAAATGGCATAAAAGACCATTAGGGACTGATTCTTCCCAGACTTTGACTTCGCGCTCACACTCGATATACTCGGCATAGGCCTTCCTCTCTCTTCGTGATGAACAGGGAAGAAGGATCTTCTTAAACATCAAAGTAATTTGACGAATATAGAAGATAGCATCCATGTCCGGGTTTTCGAGTAATAGACCACTAGAGCTGTCGAACACAGATCCTAGCAAACCTTGTAATAATACAGGGAGAGCTTCCCTTTTCTTAAAAGAGAGAAAAGAGGACGAGGATATATACCCTTCATCAAGACTTCTTTCGAAGTCTCGTGTATAGGAGGGCAGGGTTATCGTTAAGAACGATAAACCTTCGTGTTCGACACGACGAGAGATCGTTTTAAAATCTCTCGTGGTGCTAGTGCGACACCATGTCTCAGCATCTGCTAAGACCGACCGTAGAAGTAGCATAAGGCTTTTCATGTTCACTCCGCTAAAACGGGGTTGGACATCCATAGCCATGCTAGAACGGATAAACCGTTCTTAACTTCTGGTGGAAACGAAGTTAGTTTTCACCACCAAGAAGCTGAGTGACCTTCGCCCCAGTGCTAGCCGTAAGGTAAGCAACAAGAGCGTCCACAATCTGCTTTGCTTCGGCAACGCTGTAACCAGTAATGGGTACATCGACGACGACATAGCAGGACATCGAATAAAGGATGTTCTGTGCAGAAATAAGTGGATCGGCCGCAATCTTGCGGTGATCAAGGCGAATGGTCCTACGCGTACGTTTACCGTACGTATGGGCAACAGACAACTTGACGTTGGCATCATCTTTCTGGAATTCACCGGTATTCACACCGGATGAAATTCGAGGCAGAGTGTTGGCAACAGCATTGATTGTGACTGTTTGAGGGTCAGCAAATGACATGGCACTACTTTCATCGGATTGCGCAAAATTGCGACGAGTTGGAAGTTTACCCTAGAAATTTAGGGATCGTGGCGCCTTGGATATTCCAAGAGCCGCGATAATGGACCATTGCTTCAAATTAAAAGATGAAGCATTAAGTCCAAAGCCAAATGGTGTGGCCCTTGCTCTCTGCTTTACTTTAGTTGTAAAGCTCTGAGACAAGGTGATAGGTGACTGATTCTTAAGTTTCAGACCTACCAGAGAATAGGTTTCTTCAAGAGTGGTTTCACTCATGATATAGCCATATCTCATCACAAGGCCGTCCTCGGTAAAGTTGGTAAGATTGTTGACGATATCGCCAGCATTCGTAACCCAACCAAGGGCCCAAGACCAAGGAGCTAATTGGTACACAAGCTGAGGATTAACGCGAGCGCCATAAAGGCGTTTAGCGATGAACTCAGCGCGCTTTAACCTATCTATAAGCTTAGGCGAATTTGCCGGAGGCACATAGTAAGTAAAGGCGCCAGAGAACCACCTTTTAGTGGTGGTCTTTGAGGTACGGGATAGCTGACCTGGAGCATCATACAGATAAGAATTTAAGTCCGGGCTTCCATAGCTCGTCCCTAAATTAGTAACTGTAGTGTTGCTATCATCAGGAAAGGAGTAGCGCCTACGCACAATGCGGCCGCTATCGCGGTCGAGTTGCTTAACGTAAGCGCCATGTTTCATAGCGGTCTGAGCTACATTAAGTATCTCAGAAACGAACGGAACCCAACCAAATTGTGCATTAAGATACTCAGAACTTCCTTTTCGCGCAAGCTTACGGAAGTTCTTTGTAATCTTTTTCCACTCTTTGATACGGGGTATCGTCGGGAGCTGTCTAAGCTCCCCTAGAAACTGACCTAACCCATTCAACGGATTCGTAGGACTAACACGAGAGATCGCGGTAGTCCCAAGAGCGTTGAGAGTTGCTGCTGATGCCAAAGTAGGAAATGCAGAAGGAAACCGAGAAGCAGCATAAGCTGCTAGGTAACCTTTGTATTGCCACCATGCGCCAACAGGAACGGGTGACGATTTCACGTCCACGTACCGTAAACCGGTAGATGGCCAAGAAAACATTTGATGAGAAAAACCACCTCCCGAGTCAATGGTGCCTGGTTTAACAGGCCACTTATGACCAGAGGAGATGAGTCTCTCGCCAAATGGCAAAGAAAATGCCCTCAACTCTTTGGCTAGCAAAACATTGCTAGAATAAGAGTCGACGGTGTAGCGATTTGAAAAATTCAAACCACTACGAGTCTTTGTCGTCGTCATGATGATTCATCCATCTAGCTGAGACCCGGGGATGTTTATCCCGGGTGGTGTTGTGCACGCACTGGTGCTAACCCGAATGGG